CGGGCGGCTTGTATTCCTTCTTGCCGTCCGGGGAGGTGGCGTTGAAGAGGAGGAGCGGGTTCCGGTTGTACTCGAAGTTGCGGTAGCCCTCGTTGTACCCTTCCACGGCCTTCGGGTCGGACACGAACACGTTCTTGGGCACCTTGGCCATGCGTTCCGCGAGCTGGGTGAAAGCGGCGTTGATCATCTTCTGGATGGGGGCGGCCTTCCTTACGATGCCCTGCCACACCGCGGTGTCCCCGTCGCCGTCGGCCACGTCCCATGTGCGCTCGCCATATACCGGGAATACCGGGAGGCGGTCGATGGGCAGCGTTGTCGGCTGGTCGATGAAGTCCTGGTTCAGCATGCGGTAGACCTCGCACTGACCGTCGTTCACGCGGAAGTAGGTCACGATGTCCATGATGCTGTCGGACTTGTTCTCGGCCGTGTTGACCGCCGCGCGTTCGTCCTTGCCCGTTACCCATTCCTCGCCGTACTTGGCGCGGATCCAGGCCTTGGAGCGGTGTTCGACGATTGCAGCCTCGACCGCGTCGTTGCCGTCCATCTCGACGCTATCCGGGTCGAAATAGACGTTCTCCACCTTCTCGATGTTGTAGAGGGCGGGGACGTCGACATGTTCGCCGGTTTCCGGGTCCATGACGGACTCGGAGCCGAAGGCCATGTAGGCGAGGCCGAATGCCACGGTGTTGTAGAGCGCGTCCTGCGGGGCGCGGGCGTTGGAGCCGAACTTCAGGAACGCCTCGCACGCGGCGTCCGCGGTACGGTCCCTGTCCCAGAACTTGTAGGGATAGGAGGCGTAGACGTTCGCCGTCGCGTTGACGGAGTTGCCCACGACGTTCACTGTCTGCGTAAGGCGCCCCGGGTAGAGCTTCAGGTCGTCGCTATTCCACTGCTTGCCGGAAAGGAAGACACGGTCCTCCTTGATGCGGTCCACCTGGGTCGTCCGCTTCGTGTTGGCGCGGGCCTCGAACTGCTTCCACGCTTCTATTGCCTGTTCGATGTTGAGCATAGGCTATTCCTCTTCCTCCTTCTTCTTGAAGGCGTCGTCGATAATCTTGCGGCTTTCCTTGTCCAGCTTCCTGTACCAGGGTTCTTCCTTGTAGTCCGTGAAGGACTTGCGGACGCCTTCCTGGCGGATGATGTCCACCGGGTTCGCGCCGATTACGGGTTCCACCCTGGAACCGACCTCGGCCAGGCCGGAGCCGACGACGCGCCCCGCGTTGTACGGGCCCTTCGCGACATTGACCTCGGAATACTTTTCCGGGAACAGCTGTCCGAAGAGGGCCTTCGCCTTGCCGCCGAGCACGTTCTGTCCCTCCGGGGCGTTGAAGCCGTAGGAGCCGCCGTTGAAAATAGGTTCCGAGTCGAGCAGCTTTCCGGTGTTCCTGTCGCGCACGGCGAACTTCACCGTCGGCCTGTTGTAGAGGTCGAGGATCTGCTTCGCCGATACGGTCCCGTCGGCGTTCATCTTGACGAGGCTCCTACCGTCCTTGTCGACGAAGAGCTTCATGTATTCCGGGACCCTGGCCGCGAGGGCTGCCTTGGCCTCGTCCTCGCCCAGCACGACTGCCGGGGCGCTGTCGAAGATAGACGGCTGCTGCGGTTTGACGGAAAGACGGCTGTCCTTCTGGAGCTGGTTCCACGCGTTCACCGCCTTCCTGATTTCCTGTTCCTCGGCGGCGAACGGGTTGCCCGTCCTCGCGCCGCGGGTGAAGCCGCGTGCAAAGCTGCGTGCGCCCTCGCCCGGGATCTGGTTGGCCGCGCCTGCGCCCATGAGGGTCATGCCCGGACGCGTAGCGCCTGCGGAGAAGGCGACAATGGGTGCGGAGGTGTCGAACTCCTGCCCCGTCTCGGAAATGCCCGCCTTGGCCCCCTGGCGGCCCGCTTCGAGGCCTCCCTGGATGCCGGCGTCGATTGCGCCCATGAGGACGGGGTTGATTTTCCCGATGGAAAGACCCGGGGCGAGCGCCATCGCGTTGTTCGCGACATAGTCCGTCGCCATCAGCTTGCGGAGGGTCGGGTCGGAGAGCGCGGAGTTGGTCGCGGCAGCGGCGTCGAGGCCCTGGCCGGTCGCAATCGCGTTCTCGATTTCCTGCGTGGCGGACGGGTAGAACAGCTTGGGGAGCCAATATTTCGCACCCTGGGACTGGTATTCCTTGAGGAGCTGCGCACGGTCGTGCATCTGCTGCGTCTCGGCGAGCTTGTCCAGGAAGGCCTTGAAGCCCTCCTTGCTGCGGACGTTGTAGCCCATGTCCGCGCCTGCTTCCTTCAGGGCGTCGCTGCCCATCGAATACCAGTCCCCGCCCTTCTCGGCCACGCCGTTGAGGAGGGGAAGGATTTTCGCGGCTTCCGCCTGGACCTTGTATTCTGTCGGGGAAGGGACCCCGCGGACCCTGTCTAGCCACTTGCGGGTGCTGTCGCCGGAATACTGGTCGATGCTGGCGAGGTCGGTTTCCTTGATGCTGTCGTAGGGATATGCGTTGCGGAGACGGCGGAGGTATTCGTCGAAATACTTGTCCGCGTCCTTGGCGTCCTGTTCCTTGCCGAGGATTTTCTTGTTGGCCTCCATCTTGGCTTTCGTCGCACGGACGGCTGCCTGCGTGAGGACCTTGTCCCAGTTCTCCCGGGAGATGCCGTTCGTGTTGTTACTTGCCATTGGATGTCCCCTTCGACTTGCCGCACTCGTACAGGATCTTGCCGTCGCCGCTACGTGTCACGGTGACGCGCTTGCCGTTGGATGCGGTGTAGGTGTATGAACCCTTGTCCGCAAGGTTGTATGAGCTGTAATTCTTCTTGGCCTCCTCGATGGCGGCGTTTTCGAGACGCTTCGTCTTGTCGCCGGCGGCCTTGGCCTTTTCCTGGGACGTGGAATTGCGGACCTCGTCAATCTTTTCCTGCAACGCCTTGGAATACGGGAGGCCCTCGGCGTCCTTCAGGAACTCGTCGATGGCGGCCTGCGTCGGGTGCCCGAACCTGTCCTTGGAGTTGCTGTACTTGCCGTATGCGACTTCGAGGGTGTCTGCCCTTGTTCCCGCCTTCGGTGCGCCCTTGGCGATTTCCAGGTCCCCGGTGTAGTCCTTGCCCGTGAGACCCTTGTATTCCTTCTTGAGGCGGCTGATCTTCATTTCCGCGGCCTGCTTCTGTTCGCCGTTCTCGGCCCATGCACGCTGCATGAAGGCGTCCTCGAGCTTCTCCTCGACGGCCTTCACCTCGGTCTTGCCCTGGCGTGCCTTTTCGAGTTCGTTCGCGCGTTCCTGCTGTGCGCGGGTGTAGATCATGTTCTGGTGGGAGAGTGCGGAGCCGATGTCCCCGATGGAGGCGCGGTTGGCCGCGAGCTTCATGTCGAGCGCGTCGCGTTCCGTGCCGGCGCCCTTGATCTGCCCCTCGATTTGCGCTGCCTGCTGGCGGAGCTCCGCGATGCGTGCAGTGTTGCTGGCGAGCTCGCTGCGGAGCGCGTCGAACTGCGACATCATGGCTCCCTGCGCCTGTGCCTCGAAATTCTGCGGGGTGTTGTTCATGCCGGGCTGCTGCGCCTGGTAGGGAGCGTTCGGGTGGTAGCCGGACATGCCCCCGTTGGGGACGTAGCCGGCCATCGAATTTGCCGCTTCCTGCGAAAGACCCGGGCCACCGGGTGTACGCCATCTAAAGTCCATGGTAAACCTCTTTCTTCACCCGAGAAAATAGGGCGTTATCAGGCCTGTCCGGCGTCGTAGTTTTCCCTGTTCCAGTGGCCGAGTGCCGGGTTCCTCGTCTTCCTGCTCATGACGGGCCACACTGCGCGACCGATACTGTCGGCCTTGAGCAGCTTCTGCGCGGCGAGCGAGCCTTCGTATGTGTTCGGGTATTCCTTGAACGTGTACCACGTCGGGCTGGACTTCCACTGCACCTCGACGCGCGATCCGCCGGACCCCGTGGGGACGAGACGGATGCCGGAGACGGCGCTGGAAGACACGGCGAACGGGCGCCTGGAACTTGACTCGTTCCAGAACGCGGGAAGCCTCTTCTCCTCCTCGCGGCCCATGAGTTCGGCCTGGTGGAGCTGCTTCGGGTTCATGCCGGGGCGGATGTACTTGGTGAGGGCGCGGAGGTGCTCTTCCGCGCTCTGCATGCGGCCGGCCTCGTCGATTACGCCGGCGTAGGACTTTCCCATCTGGTTGAAGTTGCCGGTCGTCTCCCCGCGCTTCCTTTCCGGGACGGGGATGTTGTACACCTTGTAGACGTGGTACGGACCCGGGGAGAACTCCTTCGGATATTCGCCACTGGCTGCAGAGGACGCGGAACTTCCCCCGGAATAAGCGCCGGAAATGGCGGACATCAGCGAGGACGCCGTCGTGCCGTTGCTGCCGGCGCCCGCGAGGAACGCCATCAGGATTTTCTTGATGTCGTCAGCGGTTGCCTTGGCCATGCGCTACACCCCGCCGATGATGGAGCGGATTTCCGCGTTGCGCTGTTCGAGCCGGGCGATTTCCGCCTTGATGCTTTCGAGGTTGCCCGCGAGCGCCTTCACGTCGGTCTGCCTGAAGCCGTTCACGAGGTCAGCGTATTCCTGGTTGGCCTTCCGGGTCTCGTATCCGCGGAGTGCGCTGCCGTAGTTGGTAGCGTCCACGCGGGCACGGTCCTGGTAGGACCTGTCTCCGCCCTTGATGACGGGGACGGAGGGACCGGATGCCCAGTTAAAAGTGAAAGCCATTACTTACCCCCGAACCATGAGGAGAGGAAAGCGCCTCCCGCGCCGCCGAGACCCGAGAGGAGGTCCCAGCCCGAAGTGCCCTGCTGCGCGTTGGCTGTGCCTGCGATTGCATTGGACTGCGCGTTGAGGAGGCCGGTGCGGTTCGTGATGCCCGCGGAGAGGGCGTCCGACATGCCGCCGATGTAGCCTTCCCTGTCCTTGCCGTATGCGTCCACCGCGTACTGGTCCCGTGCAGTCTGGGCGTTGT